GCCGGCCACGGCTTTACCCTAGCCGTACAGCTTCGCGACTTCACACGTGAACACGGAACATCACGCCTTTCTGTGGAACACAATACAACTGTGGCTCTGCTGGTCCCCGCTCCCCAGCCCATCCCTAATTAGACGGGTAGGTACTCGCGCGAGTAATCACAGAGCAACCCTCGGGTCGTTCGGTTCTTCTTTCTGTTGGAGTCACGTTTACATCCTTCAGGAGCTCCGGGCCCCACGCAAGGCAACTAGTCAATTCTAGTTAAGGAGCCGACACACCCGCTACGGGCACGCCTCCTCGGGTTTCCCCTCAACGCGGTTAATGAAGCTAACCCCTGAACGACCGAAGTTAGTTGCTTAGCATGGCGCAATGTCGGCGGACCCATCCCTTTTATCCCGGCATTAGCACGCTTCTCCGAAGATAACGTTGGCTTATCCTCCGGGTGGCCTAGGCCCAGTTACTGGCAATGGCACCTTGAAGTGGTACAAACGGTCAGATTCTCCCGGCCCAGTCCTGCCATTGGCTACTCAAGGTTCACCTCCGGCGGGCCACGACGCAGTCGCTTATCAGACCTAAGTCCGACGTACACTACACAGAGACGAAGGGGAACAGGGACCAGTACCGGCGACCAATTACGGGAGAATTAACTCCTGGCCTACTCGGGCTCCCAGTATGTTCCACTTTCCAACCTCCCACTACCACGCCCGTCCGCGCATTGGCAAAGGGCCACACACCACACTAACTCCGCTATCCAACAGGGAGACTGCCTCCCTTCCCTAGATCACCACAGCTGGGGTTCCACATACTTACCGCTCAGATCCTCCCGTGTGGGTCTGCTACCTACGCATTATACCTGCAGGAAACATAGATAGTCACATTGCCACACGCGATCAGAGGTGATCGGTCCCTAGCTAACTGCCGACGGGGTCTCCGCTCCGCCCTCGAACCACCAGGGGTTGCCTTGTGCAGGCGAACAACCACCTCAGTAGTGTCCCACGGTACGATCAAATACCCTACCTACGTATGCCGGTCTTGGGATATCATCCCAAGCGGTAGGGAAAGAAACATCCGCTAGATCACGTTCCAAGGCGATCTGCTCTTCAACCCCAATACCCCAAGCTCGCTGAAAACTCTCCCGGGCGTCCCAACTAACATCTCTCGGTTGGATGCTATCGGGAACGAACCCAGCCCTCAACTCGTATCGGGGGTCTTCGAGCACTGCGACTGTACTCATCGACACACCTTTCAACTTGTCAAGGAGAGCCACGCAATACGCCTGTATCAAAGGTATACCGCGTGCGAGATGCAGCTCACCCAGCACGATGCCCTTAAGGATCCTCAGACCACCTTTTAGATCATGGAAATGCCTATAATGACTACACATATAAGATATAGCCTTTATAGGATCCCTCACCATCAGGTAATCCTCCCCGTTGAACACCGGCCGGCTCTGGCCGAAAGTTACATGCTCGTAGATCTCACTTGGTCGCTCCACTTTCACCTCATGGCCGAAGTGTTTCATGGTCCCACCGATTTGGTCCCTGATTTTCCCGAGGTCGCTAGCCTCGCAGAAGAAAACACAGTTATCCCCATCGACAAGAAGGTCCCAACAGCCGGCAGGCTGGATCTTCTTCATGGCTCCCACACACATGAACGTCATAAGCAAAGAATTGCCTAGTCCAGTGTTGTAGTCACCAGAAGCTCTCCCGCCCCCCAAAGAGAATTTAATGCCGTTCTGAGTGACACCCCTGTTGTTTAATTGCCAAGACAGGAGTTCACCCAGGCGCTGTCGATCCCCAGACACCAGGCGCCGGTACACCCAGTGCTCCAACTTCAACTGTTCGGTGCAAACGTGGGCCTCGAAAGCAGAGCCATCCACCTCAAAGCTTACGCAATTCGGTATCCTGCTCATCTTCTCGGCCACCAAGCGAGCTCTAGCTCGGGAATTCAACCCCTTGCCCACAATGCGGCTGGGTGACACACCAGACCACCTCGGCGTCAC